GTCAAAATTCGCTTGCAGTAACTCGTTTGCTCTCCTGATCCAACTGGATGTAGGCTTCCTTAAACAGCATGGTATACCATCTTTCTCGAATTCAAGCTTACCAAGCCTTAATGTTCTTTGATAATCTTCTATATCATCAAATTCTGTCTTGAGCATATTAATCTTTTTATTGATTCTTTTAAAGTGAGAACTTTCTATTAATGCATTCAAAAACTGTACACCGCCATTATAGTCTCCAACGATACATACAATATTAAAATTACTTAATAAATAACAAAAATAATTAATATGATCTTTTAAGCTTGCTCCAGCTAGTCCATAACCATGAACCATTGTGCCTTGCTGAGTTTCATCATTTAATTTGAATACTTGTATAGCGAAATCATCAGAGCCCTCATTTTCAGCCCAACTTGGGTCAAATGAAAGTAAATATTTTGACTTTGGATCCCCTTTTGTTTCAACGCATGGATTTAAGCCCTCTTCAATGGTGCATAGTTGCATTTTAGATATTTTAAAGTATCCAGAACTATCATCTGTGAATATTGCACCAAACTCTCGGTCGTATTGACTTTGACTCATTGATGACTTTGCTTGCTTAATCAAATTTTCATCAAAAAGTTGTTTAGGCGCACAATCATAAGAAAATTGCATAATTGATCTTGTAGATTGTCTTTCAGATTCTTCGCCATCCAATATTAAATTTTCAAAATTTTCATAAACCTTGTAAAGGTATTCAAATTTGTAGCTAGCAGAAGACAGCATAATTAACTTATTGTTTGGCCATATATATCTGTCCTTTTCTTCCATTTTGCCCATCTCTATAAGCTGCGATTCCATATTGTATAGATTTTCTCTTTCTTTTGGGTTTGGTACAACAGACAAGAAAGGTACTATAACCTCATTGTATACTCTTTCAGGCATCAAAAGCATTTCGTCAATTATTATCCTGTGAAATCTAAAACCTCTCAATTTAGATCCATCTCCTAGTGGTAAGGCCCTAATGTTACTATCACCTATTTGCATTACCCACTCATCGTTTGCCTTAGATGTCTTTGTTATACATTGAGATAGAAATGCAGCCTCAGGTTTCGATGCTATGTCTTCAATTTTCTTAAATATCATTTTTGCCTGCCTGAATGATTTAGACAAAATACCAATTTCTACCCCTTGATTAATAATTGCATCCATAAATGCAAAAATTCCCGTAGTCCAAGATTTAGACATGCCTCGAGACCATATACCTAAGAAATAATCACTCTCAAACATAGCCTTAATTGCCATATGTTGAAAAGGAAACAACTCTACTCCAGATATTAAATTAGTGCCAAATGTTACATTTTCTTTAATGAATTCATACAGCAATAGCTTGGCTTCAGCTTCATCCAAGTAACCCTCCTTTTCTTTTAAGAAGGTGTTTATATCTCTTCTAGGATTTCTTTTTTGTTGTCCTGTTTCCCAGCTCATAGTATTAATATCCTGTTGTCAATATAGTATTGAATATCACTATTCCACATTTCTTCTCCTGCATACAATAATAAAGGTATTAATTTTTCAGATCTGTTTCTTCCTCCAGAAAATATAAATTGACATTTTCTTGGAAACTCATGAGATAGTATTCTCATCTGATGCCATACATAGGCCATATTTGACCTGTGAGGGCCATAATCGTTGTTTTTAATGATTCTTTCGACAGAACTCTCTATCACCACATACAAGAAGGAATTAAAGGCTCCTGCTCGCTCTAATTCTCTTTTGAATCTTTCGAAGCCAACTGTCATGGTTGACTTAAAGTCAGTTTCGCTCTTCCTATCTATGTATGTATTTGAGTAAAATTCCCCCGAAGCTGTATAATCCCCGAAGTCTAATTTTTGTGATTTCGATTTTTCAAATTTTAGAGGTTGTTGCTCTCTAGTATCTATCAAAATTTCAATATTTTTTAAATTTTTATTTTCTTTTAAAAATTTAGCATTTATACCTTGGTTGAGTAATGGTTCAACTTGAAGCCTTTTACAGGCTTCATTATATGAACTGAAATATTTTCTAAATGTTTCAATTTTAGGCAAATCATGCAACCTTAACTCTAAGTGTGTTGGTGCATATTTTAACCCTTTAGTTTTTATACGGTTCTCTAACGATGAAAGAATAACCTCTTGAGCCTTTTCTTGTGGGGCATCCCTTAACCATTCTTCCATTTCATCCGCATTACTAAAGTAGGTAGAAAAATATTGGTTTTTATCCTTGAATGGTATTTGCTGTCCAGTTAGTAGATTTTTTCGCGGATAGAATGTTACATAATATTCAGGAAGAAATATTTTGTGTTTTTTTATGTGAGCATGCAAAGACTTCTCTGTCGAGAAAGTTTCATCACATATTTTACATACATGATCTAACTTCTGAACCATATCGACTGCTTTGTGTCCAACAAGCATATAAACCCCATTTCTTTTAATTCTCTTTTCACTAAACAAGTTTGAGCTCCCCCAGGAAAGTCGTTGCCTTCCAGTACTACAGTGCTTTTTTTACTTAAATTATCCCTAAAAAGCCTAAACTCAAACAGAGTTCTCTCTTGAGATGGCATTATTATCTTTGAGAATTTATACATAAAATCTTCATCGCTATATTGACTCAATATGTTCTGAGTCTCGATATAATTTTCATCACCTCTCTTTGTTAGTGATATCAACTCTTGTATAGGAAAATGTATATCATTTAATATTAAAACATCTATTTTATCATCATTGTATATGTTATGATCATTTATATTTTTAATTTTTATATCATTTGATAAATGACTATAATGCTTATATAAGTATGAATTAATTTTTTGTTCTCTTGTTTGTACTGTAGATTCATCAGAGTTGTGGAATATCTTGTATGAAGCTCCTCTATTACTCTCTACTAATTTAAAAAATATATCTAATAAGGTATATTCATCATATTCAGTTCTCGGTGGTTCAGAGCCAATTTGAACGATGCTATTTTGCCTGGTTTGCTGAAATATATTCAACATCAAAGATAATGTATAATACCTTTGCCCCAGCGAGCTTGCTAATTTTTCTATATTTAGTTTCATAGTACGTCAGTTTTAGAAATTCCCAATACTCTAGCTTTCCAGGAAGACATTTCTTCGATTCGGTCAGCTTCATCCTTAACTATCTCTTTTTGTCTTTCTGCCATCATTATCATTCTGTTTCTTTCTTCTTCAATTTGAAAAAGTTTTACTAATGATAGGATTGATGCCGTATCTTTATGTTTATTTTTAATTCTTTCTTTTCGGTCTCCATTTAATCTAGCAATCAAAGCTTCTTGTCTTTTTTCGCACTGATTATACTCTTCGCTCTTTGTTTTCAGCAATTCTGCTAACCTTACTGTCATGTCTTGCTGATCTTCACATTCCTCAAACATTCTATTTAATTTATCTATTGCTCTGCTGATATTTTTTAAATGTATATAATCCATACAAACATTAATATATAAATTTAATTCATCAGTTGTTAGATCTGGTTTGTCCCACACGGATCTTACATATTCTGCTTCAAATAAATCTCTATCTTCTTGAGAACTGTAATTATTTATAACTTGTAAAAATCTTGGAGCTTTTAAAGCATTTATAGCATATTTTACATTATTTAATTCTTCTTGATTTAATTTTTCCTCTTGTATCTCTAATGAACAAGACTCATTTATCTTTTTAATCATCCTGGAGTTGCACTTAGGTGGAAAATACTTAACACCCATAGCACTCTCGCTAGATGGAACTGAATTGGGAAGTTCTTGCTTTATGAAATTAGCTACTTCTAAAACTTCTTTACTTAAATTGGTTACATTAATTTCGGGGAATAATATTTTAGATATCTCGTATGCTGTAGAGCCATCTTTCGCGTTATTAATAATAAACTCTTTTTGCTCTTCGCTTAAATCAATGTCTTCTCTTTTTTCTTTTTGTGTTGTTTTGTAATCTAATTTAGATGCCACCAAAAATTGCCTCACAGCACGACCTTCTTTTGTTCTGCCGTCAAGACTGTCATCCCCGAAAACAGATCGAGTCAACTCTATCAAATCGGGAGTAGTTTTGTATTCCTCGATTATTTTTGCTTTTATTTCTTCTGGTAGTTTCATATTATGTCATTTTCTTTTATTAATTTTTTTGCTGTCTCCTTAAAAAACTTTTCAAAATTTTTAATTTGTTTGTATCCCGCTTTTCTTCCTTTCTCATTACTCTTGTATCCTAATTTAATTGCTATTTCATTGTGTGATAAATTTTCAATATATAACATATTATATATATTATATTGTTTTTCATTTAATACCTCTTTCATTTTATCATTTAATTTTAACTTTGCTATATCTATATCAAAAAGATGTGATTGAGATACTCCCAAGTCGCTAATATTACTAATTTCATCAATACTGGAGGCTGTGTTGATCATGAAACTAGATTTCTTAGTACGAGACCATTTATCGAACAATGGGCACGAGCAATCCTGTTTACCGCTTTTGGTCCAAGAGCAGTTGTTTGAAGAATCAGAAAAATTATCAATAGCGCCGGATACATTAAAGGGACAGTTGGTGCAAGGTCTTACGAAATTGCTGTAATGGTTTCTTAGTATGTTTTTTATTTGATTAGATATGATTCTATTTAACCACGGCTCTATAGGTCTTGACTGATCCCATAAGTGCCACTTTTTGTAAATATGTGAAATTACAATTTGATAAACATCATCCCAACTAATCCAAGAAATTGCTTTTAAAAACCATTTACCTCTCCGCTTTTCAATCTGTTCGCTAATTATTTCGTATTTTTCTTCAAATTTATACTTCTTCCTCGGCATCCTTGTTAGAAGATTTTAGAATATCGCCCATTTTAATGGTTCTGCTTGGAGCAACCTCTACATCGTACTGCAGTCTTCTTATGTCAGGTACATACTCTACATCTGTTTCGTCTTCATTTAGAA